CAACTGTTGTAATATCTGCACCTATGTTTATTTGAAATGCTGCTGAAGTTGCTGATCCAGAAGTTGTAACAACTCCAGGTGTTGCAATAGATGCAACATCTATTGTAAATGTATTAGCTGTTTTAATTTCTTGAATCTCAAATTCTTGAGTCATGTTAGAGTTTGAAATGTTTACAACATTAACTCCTGACACTCCTGAAAATGTAACAAAGTCTCCAGCTACAGCACCATTAGAAGTTGCTGTAACATCCACGATCGTCGTTCCGGAAGTAAATGAGAATACTGCGGGAATCGTTGTTGATAAAGGTGTGATGTCGTAAAAGTTGTTATCGTAATATAAATATAATTTTCTATCAGTTCCTATTGCAGCTAATGAGTCACCCGCTAAATCCGTATAAGTGTGAATGTCTCGCGCAACGCCTATTAGGTTATTACCCACAGCTGGTTCCCATCCACCTATCTTTTCAGGAACACCATATCTAAAGCGAACATTATCACAATCAACCCATCCGCCTTCAGCGCCGTATTGTGTGTTTTGCTTATCTATTCCTGGTCTAAACTGTAGTTTATTAATTGGCATAAGCTATCTTATACCACCAGATTTGTTGATTTACACTACTTTAGTGAATGGTGGTAATCCTAATAGAGGTCTTTTATCATATAAATTGGAATCTGCAAACTGTCCATTTACATGGTTATAATGCAAGAAAACTTGCGCACAAATGTTACCTGTGAATTCTTCTCTCCAATGTTCTAATTCACAACCTGAATAAACTAACATATCACCAGGTTCTAGATCTACTCTAATACCTTTTGGAGCATCTGGTTTCATTATATTCTTATATTCATCAATTACATTATTACTGCCTGTTGGATCTATAAATATTGGCCATGGATCTCCACCTAGATTTAATGTTGTAGATATCTCACATGAAGGTCTATCTTTATGTCTTTTTAATATTGAACCTTTCTCGTACACGCGCGCGTACGAGTACGTAGGTATTAAATTAAGATTTGTTTGTTGTTTCATTATTGGCATAACTTTCATTAGTAATGTTTCCATAACAAAATCTGCATAATGAGAATATACATTTGGAACTTGTTGATCCTTCCAAGTACCCAACATCCCGTTTTCAGCAACAATATTATTTGCATATAAATAATTAACAGCGTCTCTTTTAAGTAGGAAATAGTTAAATACAAAGTTAGCAAGATCATATGGTATTGCTTTTTTAATTACTTGATATTTATTAGTTTGGAAGCTCATGTAATCATACAACGTTGCATGAAATTAAAACTCACTGATATTCTAATATCATTAGATTGATTTGGATCTACACAGTGATTAAGCCAGCTTGGAAACATTATAAGTCTTCCTGCTACTGGTTCAAAGTGAACTTCTCTCCATAAATAAGAATCTAATGGTCCATCTTTTCTTCTTGGCATAGACATTAAAGCAACTGACTTTGGATCTTCTACTTTTAAATGTCCACAATTCTTTGGTGTCTTAACATAATAAACTCCAGACCATAATGAATTAGGATGCATGTGTGGTCTATTATATCCACCTGGAGGATTAATGTTTGCCCACATATTACCTAAAAATGGTTCTGAATCTAAATTTTGATCTTTGTAAATATGTAATTGTGCTTGAAATAATAAATCAACTAATTCTTTATATTCTGGTTTTGTATGCATATCATCAGTTGAATGCCAACCATTCATATTAGTTCTATTTAAACCTTTATCTTGATTAGACCAATTAATAATATTCTGTTCTAATTTAGAGTTGAATTCTTGTGATCCAACGTCTTTAACGTAAATAGGTGTTGCAAAATATAATTCTCGGTTCATTTAAATGGAGTACCGCCGAACCACATAACAAGTGATTTTCTTGTACCTTTAGTTATTGGTATTACTCTGTGTCTAATAAAAGATGCAAAGAAAATAGCTTGTCCTTGTTTAGGTTTTGCAATCTTTCCATCTGACATAAGTTCTAATCCTCCACCTTCAAATTCATTATCAGGGGACAATAAACAAGTCATAGATATTTTTCGCACCGGTGGTTCATTTGCACAATTAACATCAGAATCTATATGCCAATCATAAAATCCACCTTCTGGATATTCTGTATATTGAGCAGGTTCTGTTATTTGCATTCCTTCAAAACCAAAATGATTTCTATTTGTTTGATGCATAATACGTTCTAATGTTGAATACATTTCAGGCATCTTATTAAATGGTATCCAACTAATATGTGAAGTTCTAGTTTTAGTATCTACAACACCTTTAGCCCCACCGCCTACTTGTCCATTTTCAACTGGTTCAGATCTACCTGCGTTTATAATTAATTGACATTGTTCTGGTGTAAATAATGGAGTTGTTGTTTCAACTATTAAAGATTTCCAGCGTGGTTCAGTTATAATCATTGTGCTCCTCTATTCTGTATTGGGTTATATAATACATCGCAGTTAGCTGCTAATGTTCTTCTAGTGTCATTTGTTCCATTGAATGGATATACACAATGTCTCATATCATATGGAAATATATAGAAGTCTCTTAATTTCATTGGTGGTTCATAATCAACTTTAGCAAATTGACCATTAGCTGCACCTAGTATTTGAAGTTTACCATTTTGAGGAGCTTCTGATGCAGAATACTCTACACCATAAGTATTTGGTAATTTTAAAATCATAACTGAAGATAGACCTGTAAATAAATTCCCCTGGTGAACGTGCACCGGATTGTATTCATGAGCTTTCATTTCGTTAACCCATATTGAATTTAAATGTGTTTGATATTGTCTTATATGATTAAAGTCTAAATAATGATGAAACATTTGCATAAACCAATCTAAAACATTTTTAGGTAATTCATTATGTCTTTTCATTTTAGATTCATCATCTCCATTATAAAATAAAGAATGTTCATCTTTAATCTTACCCACTAATTGTTTATTAGCTGGTTCTAATTGATTAAATTTTTGTTCATATGATTGATTAATCGCATGAAATATATCTAAAGGAGTTTCATATCGTAGGATAGATTGTCCTAAAAATGTGAAATTGAAATTCATTATCTTTCTCTATTGTGATTCTTTCCCGTATTGTAATTGTTCTTTTTTATCGTTTGTTAATTGTTTTTCTTGTTTTATTCTAGCTATTGTATCTACTTGAGACAATACATTAAATACTTCAGCTTGTGAAGATCCTGGTGTAATTGAATTCTTTTTATGTTCCATGATTTGAGCTAAAGATTCAAATTGATGAGAATTAACATTTTTAGTGTCAAATGAACCATCATCATATTCAGCTTTAAATTTAGACCATAGTTTAATTTCTCTTAATCTATCTCTAGCAACTAATTCCATATTTGCTTTACCATATATCTTTTCATCTAAATCTATTTGATAAAGTTCTCTTTTATATTCATCAGTTTCAGTTTCTAGTTTCTTCTGTAATTGTTTAATCTTTGCTTCATTACGTCTGTAATCAAATGATAATGACATTAAATTCTCAAGAAATACGTTCTGTTCTCTAACACATTGCCAGTATTTAGAAGCACGAGTTGGATATCTTCCATCATCTAAAACAGCAACTTTCATTTCTGTTTCAGTTCTGAATATTTGTTTTTTAGTCCAAGTATCACGAAGTTCTTCAACCATTCCTTTGAATGATGATAAATCTTCTGGCTCTAATAAATTATTTAAATGTAATTCTTCTTGTTGAATTAAACTCTTTATATTTCTCTTCTCTGTCATTAGAGATGATATAGTCTTTTATTATGACGTTGTCAAGGTTTTGGAAACGGCTGTTGCTACATCACCAGTCCATTGTTCTGTTGCTGCAATATAAGTTGAAGTATTATCATTATATCCACCTACAGCTAATCCTGAATTTTGACTTCCTATTCCACTACTACTTTCTCTTGCAGTAGTCATACTTGGTAAATTTGTCCAAACAGTTCCATTATAAAATTCTGCTAATGCTGAAGTTGGGTTTGGAGCAGTTGCTCCACCAAAAACTACTGCGGCAGTTTGAATACCAAATCCACCTGGTGTATTTCCTCTTACTGTATTTGTACTATTAACTGAAGTCCAACTTGTTCCATTCCAACTTTCAGTAGCAGCTGTTCTTGAAGCTCCTGAAGTATTTCCCATAATAGCTAATCCAGCTGTTTGTAAACCAACGGAAGCTAAAGCTTGTCTTGCTGTATTTAATCCTGTTGGATTTGAAGTCCATGAAGTTCCATTCCAAATTTCTGTAGTAGATGCATATGGGCTTCCACCAGCTGCAACTGCTGCTGTTTGAATACCAAATCCTCCTAGTGTATCTCTAGCTGTATTTAAACCAGTTGGATTATTAGTCCATGATGTTCCGTTATATAATTCTGTAGCAGAAGTTGAACTAGGTGTTCTACCACCGAAAGTTACAATTGCAGTTTGAGTTCCTGCATTAGAAGATCCTGAAAAACTTCTTGAAGTATTTAATGAAGGTGCAGCTGTCCATGATGATCCATTATATGTTTGTGATGAAGCAGTATTACCAGTTGATCTAGCACCACCAAATGCTATTCCCGCATTTGAAGTTCCACTACTAGCTGTACCTGCTGTAGCTGTAGGTAAATTCCCGCCGCTCGCCCAGGCAGCCGCGCTGTACGAATAGACACCGAAGTTCCATTCTTCTGTGTTATTTGTTCCACCTGGTCCATAACCACCAAAAGCTAGTGCTGCTGATTGAGTTCCTTGATTTGAATAACCAAAACCGGATTGACCTGACGCTAAAGTTGCAGGACTTGTTGTCCATGCTGTTCCATTATAAAGTTCTGTGGCTGTTGAATTAGTAGGAGCTGGGGGAGCTGCTCCTCCAAAAGCTACAGCAGCCGTTGAATTTCCTGATACTCCTAAATCTTTTCTTGCAGTATTTAAATTACCACCTGCTGTCCAACTTGTTCCATTATAAGATTCAGTTGCAGTTTGAAAATCAGTAGGACTTGTTCCTCCTCCGCATGCTAATGTTGTTGTTTGTAAACCTGTTCCTGCTAAATCTCTTCTAGCAGTATTTAAACTATTAGGACTAGATGTCCAAGTTGATCCATTATAAGATTCTGTTGCACCTGTTACTGCTGGTGTTCCAGTTCCACCAAAAGCTAATGCTGCTGTTTGAATACCTGATCCTGCTAAATTTGTTCTTGCTGTATTTAAACTTGGTGTAGATGTCCAAGCACTTCCATTCCATGATTCTGAATCATTACCAGGAGAACCTCCTCCAAATGCTAATGCTGCTGTTTGTAAACCTGTTCCTGCTAAATCTAATCTAGCAGTATTCATATTTGCAACTGGTGTCCAAGCTATTCCATTATAAGATTCTGTATTAGCAACTGAAACAGTAGTTTCTCCACCCATAGCTAATCCTGCCGCTTGAGTTCCAGCACCTGCTAATTGAACTCTACCTGTTGTCATATTTCCACCAGCGCTCCACGCTCCTGTAGGAAGCCATGACTTTAATGTAGCCGTAGATGAATTATACCAAACTTGTCCGTCGGAATTAGTATCTACATACGTAGGATCTGATGATAGAAAGTTGACTCGTCTTCCCGCTATTTCATTATAAGTAGTCATTTAAAGTGAACTCCTTACGGTAAATTTATAGCAGTAGGTCTTTGTCTATTTAAATTTGTTTTTTGGTCTTCTGGTAATGCATCATAAGCTGCTTGTGCTTTTGCAACTTCACCGTCTACAATTGCTTGAGCTTCAGCTTTAGTTTTTTCAACACCACGTTCTGCAAGCCACAAAGCTCCTTTTTCAGTCGATCCTATTACCCAAACATCGCCTGGGAATCCACGTAAGAAAAAGTTTTGTCTGTCCTGTGCAGTAAAGAAATCTTTACCGTAGTTAGATGCTACACCGTATATAAAAAGTGCCATATTTATGCTCCTTGGTTAGTTATTATAAGTCAATTTATCCATAATGTAAACTAACTTGTTGTTAATGTTTTATAGTTTAAAGTCGTTGATGGGCCTGACCATTCTTCGGTTGCTGCTGTATCTGTTCCAGGACCTGATACATATCCACCTATAGCTAAACCTGCAGTTTGAGTACCTGTTCCTTCTGCACCATATCTTGCAGTAGCCATACTATTCATAGTTGTCCAAGAAGTTCCATTCCAACTTTCTGTTGCACCAGTTGGTATATTTCCACCCATAGCAATTCCAGCTGTTTGAATTCCAAATCCACCTATATTGTCGCTTGCAGTATTTAAACTATTAACACTTGTCCAACTTGTTCCATTCCATGATTCAGTATTTGTTAAAGGACTTCCATTGCTTCCTCCAGCACCAATAGCTGCAGTTTGTGTTCCAAAACCAGCTAAAGCATTTCTAGCAGTATTCATTGAATTAACATTAGTCCAAGAACTTCCATTAAAAGATTCTGTTGCATTTTTATAAACTGGTGGAGAAGGATTATTTCCACCAAATGCTAAAGCAGATGTATTAGTATCACCTGCACCTGCTAAATTTCCTCTTGCTGTATTTAAACTTGGAGTATTAGTCCAACTTGATCCATTAAAAGATTCCGATGCACCTGTAAAAGCTGCTCCATCATAACCACCAAAAGCTAAAGCAGAAGTTTGTGTGCCTGCTCCAAATAAACCTCTTCTTCCAGTATTTAATCCTGTTGGATTAGATGTCCAAGCTGTTCCATTATATTTTTCAGTGGATGTTAATAATACATTACCACCAAAAGCCAAAGCCGCTGTTTGAGTTCCTGCTCCTGCAGAACCTAAATCCCCTCTCGCAGTATTTAAATTCCCACCACTGCTCCAGGATCCAGCAACGGGGACAACGACTGATTGAGTCCATTCTTCGGTTGCTACTTGATTACCACCAGGAGTAGCGCCACCAAAATATAAAGAAGCTGATTGAGTACCACCTCCCCATCCATCTGTTCTAGGAGTAGCCATACTGTTTGGAGCTGTAGTCCAACTTGTTCCGTTCCATAATTCTGTAGCACCTGTTAAAGGAGGGTTAGCATTTCCACCAAAAGCTACAGCTAAAGTTTGAGTTCCTCCCAAACCTAATCCATATCTAGCAGTGTTCATTGAATTAACTGAAGTCCAAGTAGTTCCATTAAAAGATTCTGTAGAAGAATAAGTTGCAGTAGGACTACCACCTGGATTTAGAGCAAATCCACCTGCAGCTAATGCTGCAGTTTGAGTTCCACAACCACCTCCATTAGATCTTGCAGTATTTAATCCTGTTGGATTATTAGTCCAAGTTGTTCCATTAAATTTTTCTGTAGCTGTCTGTGCTCCATAAGTTACATCACCACCAAAAGCTAAAGCTGAAGTATTTGAAGCACCACAACCCATAGGACCAGTTCTTGCTGTGTTTAGTGATGGTGTATTTGTCCAAGTTGATCCATTAAAAGATTCAGATGCTGATAAGTTTCCTGTAGAATATCCGCCAAAAGCTAAAGCTGAAGTTTGAGTTCCTGATCCACCAATTCCACCTCTTCTTGCCGTATTTAAAGATCCTGTTGATGTCCAAGATGTACCATCATATTTATATGCAGCTGCTACAAATGTACCTAATGGTGAATTACCACCAAACGCTAATGCTGCTGTTTGAGTTCCTGCTCCACCTAATTGAGTTGTTGCAACAGGTAAATTTCCACCAGCTGACCAAGCACCGATAGGATATACAGTCTTAAACGTGCCACTAGTTGTATTATACCAGATTTGTCCTTCTGCGTCCGTGGATGTCGGGTCGGAAGCGTAGTTCTGTACGTATTTACCAAAAAGTTCTTTATATGTTGTCATTATGATACCGTTATTGTTTTAATTCCTAAACCTATACCTGTAAATTCTTCTGTAGAAGCTACACTTCCTGTACCTGGATCTCCACCTACAGCTAAAGCATTATTTTGAGTTCCTACTTGTTTAGTAGATGAACCTCTTGAACTTGCCATATTATTAGTATTTGTCCAAGAACTACCATTCCATAAGTCAGTAAGATTAGCTGTTCCACCAAATGTAATAGCAGCAGTTTGAGATCCTGAACCACCATGATTGTATCTAGCACTAGGTAAAGAAGTTGCATTTGTCCAACTTGTTCCGTTATAATTTTCAACGGCAGCAGACTCTCCAGGACCATTCCAGTTATATCCTCCATAAATAATAGCAGCTGTTTGAATTCCTGATCCTACTACATAACCTCTTTGAGAGTTTATACTAGTTACCGTAGTCCAATTTGTTCCATTCCAAGATTCTACAGCACTTACAGCAGTTTGTGGACCACCACCTGGATTGTAACCACCAGCATATATAGCAGCTGTTTGAATTCCTGTTCCAGCACCAATCCATCTCGAAGTATTCATATTATTTACTGTAGTCCATGTACTTCCATTATAAGATTCTGTATTTAAAACTGCATTTGATGGTGGAGGAGCTGCTGGAGTACCTCCATTAAATGCCAATGCTGCAGTTTGAGTTCCACAACCACCACCAGTTGCTCTTGCTGTATTTAAAGAACCAGGAGTATTTGTCCATGTTGTACCATTATAAGTTGCAGTAAGACTTTGTACAACGTTAGATACATTATAACCACCAAAGACAATTCCTGCTGTTTGAGTTCCAGCTGACATAGCTGAACCCATAGATATAGGATAATTTCCTCCAGATGCCCAAGTATTTAAAGTTGCGTTTTGATATCCTTTCAAAGTTCCACTAGAACTGTTGTACCAAATCTGACCTTCTTCTGGATTAGATGGATCTGAAGATACTACTTCTATTGTAGTACCACGTATCTCTTTAAAGGTTGTCATTTCAAACCTCCCTTAATTATTCTGTAACAGCCAACCTTGTGTTGAATCCACGTATACAAGTGTAAATCCTGCTCTTTCTGTTGCCACCGTTAAATCTGTTGCCGAACCTTGGATTGGGTTACCATTTCTAGCTACTGTGAAATTATTAGTGTCAAATGTTCCTGCGTAATCAATAAATGATACGAAATCTCCGATCGTAGGTGAAGCCGGTAAAGTTGCAGTAATTGTAGTTGAAGTTGTATCTATAAAATATCCTTCTTTAACTGTAACGTTAAAGTCTGCAGTTTTTTTAGCTTGCCACGCAGCGCCGCCTGATACAGTTGCAAAAGATAAATTACCAGATCCATCAGTTTGAATAACTTGATTAGCTGCGCCTGATGTTGTTGGTAAATTTAAAGTGAAAGATGTTGCAACAGTAGTAGAAGCTCTTTATCCAACATATTGACCACCTGATGTATCTTGGAATCTTAATTCAGATTGAGTTAATAAATTAGCTGTGCTTGAAAATGCTGCATTTAAAATTGTAACTGTTGTTCCGTCATATGTAAAATTTGTATTACCGGCAAAAGATCCACCAGAATTATATTGTACGTTAGTAGTTGCACCACCAGGACTTGCTGCTGGTACTGCTGAAATAACTGAAGTTGTAGTTGGGTCTACGATAACATAGTTTTTAGAACCTGTTCCAATGTTTACAGTTGTTGCTCCACCTGATGAAACTGTAACTGTTCCACCTGAATTATTTATAATTACGTAATCTTTTTCTATATTAGGAACTGTTAATGTAACTGTAGTTGCAGATAATGCTCCTGATAAAATAATTGTTTTATTTCTTCCTGATTCGTCAGTGTATGTTGTTGAAGATGAATTTGTTGTGAATGCTAATGTAGTGCTACCTGTAATTGTAAGTGAATAAACACCTGCAATCGCTGCATCAATATCTTGTAGGTTGACGTTTGTAATGGCTCCCCATGTTCCAGAGTTTTCGCCAGTTGCTTGTAAGTTTAAACCTAAATTACTAAATGTACTTGCCATATTAAATTCTCCATATCACTTTTAATTGGTTATATCAACCCATGTTTGACCAGTTATCGGGTTTATAGCAGACCAGCTTTGACCTGTTGTTGGGTTTATTATTACCCAGCCATATATACTAGGATTTCCAGCACTTAAAGTCAATTGATTTGATGTAGGTATAATAACTTGATCTGTTGAAATTATTATGTTTCCAACACCTAAAGTTACTTGACTTCCATCTACATAATATCTTGATTCTATATTAACATCACCAACACTGATACTTACACTTGATCCAGTAGCTGTAGTTCTAGAACCTAATGATAATGTAGGAGTTCCAATTTCAATATTAACTTGATTTCCATCTACATCAAAATTAGCATCTGTAATTATAGTAGGATCTCCTGCTAATAAATTAACACTTGAACCTGTTACATCTACAATAGTTGGTAAAGCAATAGTAACTTGACCTGTTCCAATTTGAACAGAAGATCCAGTTGCAGTAATTATATTATCTAAACTAAATGAAACAGTTCCAGTTTGTAAATCTAATTCTTGGCCAACAACTGCATCCGTTACATTTCCACCTGCTATGATATTTGGATTCTGTACTAATAAATCTAATAAATTTGTAGTTACATCTGTATTGGATTTACCAATAATAGTTGCATCACCAATAGTTAAACTTAAACCATTTCCTGTTACTTCAACAACTGCTTTACCAGAAAATTCTATTGTTCCTGTTTGTAATTGTAAATCATTTCCAATTAAAGATACTTCAGCTCTAGCTGATACTAATACTGTTCCTGAATTTAATGATAATGGTTGATCTGGTACCGATTCATTCCACGGTCCTTCACCAAAAGATGCTCTACCCCAACCTTGTTGAATACCAACTTCTACAACTACATCAGTAGTTTG